CATGGAAGCGCCGCTGATCCCCCGCCAAAAAAGCCCGCTCGATATAGCTGCCCGCCTTGGTCGTCGGCGTGCTGATCTCGAGCAGGAAGCGCATATCGCCGAAGGTGGCGGCGCGCTGCCAGAGCAGCCCGACCGGATGGCCCTCCTCGGTCACCTCATAACCATCCACCTCATCGCACACGATCAGCGGCGCCGAGCGCCCGCGCATCGTCTTCGGGCTGCCCGACCAGGCGAACATGATGAACCCGCCGGGATAAGACTTCATCTGCCGGTTGTTGACCCCGTTGCGCCCGCGCGGCCGGGCCACCAGGCGGCGGATCCCGGCATTGGCCTCGATCAGCGGGTTGAACTTGGTCTCCAGCCAGGTGTTGAGATCGCCCTGGCTCGGCTGCATCATCATCTGGCTGCGCGGGCAGGAGGCGATGCTATAGCCCTGGATCCCCAGCGCCGTCATCGTCTTGCCCACCTGCGCCCCCCACATCAGGGTCTCGCGGTAGCAATCCGGCTCCACCAGCATGTCGAGCGGCTCGCGCTGATACGGCGCGTTATCCAGCCGCATCGGCCCCGGCACGGCATTGCCCGCCGGGATGCGGACATTCTGCTCCACCCAGGCCGAGGGTTTGAGATCCGGCGGCGGCCGCAGCTGGGCCTGAGCCCGCCGGATCGCCGCCGCCACGCCAGAGGCGTTGGCGAAGAGTTCAGTAGCGGCGGCCGTCATGCGGAGGCCTCGCCCGCCTCGCCCGCCTCACCTTCTGCCTCGCCGTCTTCATCCTCCGGCTCATCGCCGCCAGCCAGCTCCGTGCTGGCCAGCGCTTCCAGCGCCTGGTCAAGCTCACCGCCCAGCACCTGCTTGAACCGGCGCTCATCGGTCTCGCCGATCAGCATCGCCACCACCCGGCCAGGCACGTTGCGGATCCCCGCCCGCACCTCGGCGAAGGCGCGCTGCACCATCCGCTCGACCTGCTCCAGCGGCGCCACCAGCTCCTGCGCCTTGGCCAGCTCCAGCTCGAGCAGCTTCGCCTCCGCCGCCAGCTTGCGGATTTTGAGCTCCTTCTCGTCCAGAGTCTCGGTCCCGGCCGCCTGCTCCACCGCCTTGTCCCGCAGCCAGCGCGCCACATCAGCGGTGTTGAACACCCATTCGATGCCGCGCGAACCGCGCTGCACCACCGGACAACCAGCCCGCACCCAGGCATCGACAGTCGTTGCGCTGACGCCTAGTAAATCCGCGATTCCGCCACGGTTTACCTGCTTTCCTTTGCCGGTATAGGCCATCAGATATAGTTGTTGGACCGGGTTTCAAAACCCGCCGACAAGGCAAAAGCGGCGAGGCAAGTTCCCTCGCATGGCCCGCCCCCCGGGAAGGACCCATCTTGCATGGCTCGCCGCTTATCCATGCGCTGCGCGCAATGCTCGCGTAACTGCCTGCTGTCTGCTGGGATAAACCAAAGCGGTTGAGTGGTTGCCTTACCAATCATGGGCCAGCCGCAGGTGTGGCGGGCACAACACTGGTGATGATGCCCGCCTGCCCGCGCACCGCCGCCGCCAGCTCCCGCTGCAGCGCCGCGCAATGCTGATAGCGCTCGGCCACCGCAACATGGTTGCCCAGCAGCCCCGCCAAGCTGGGGTCAGTGGCTGGTGGCAAGGGTGGGCATGGTTGCAGCAGATTGCTGGATATCACCGGCTTGGCCGGGGGGATTGTCAACGGCGCCGGCATTGGCCGCATTCCACAGCCGGAGACCAGCAGCATCAAGCCCGCAATGCGCAAGCGCCGGATTGTCATGCACATACTTCGTCACCGTCTCGGTTAGGGTTTGGTCCACGATACTAATCTGCGCTTGCTCGGCATCAGCACGCGCGGCGGCATCCATCGCGGCCTGCGTGTTGGTCTGCTGCTGCGCCAGCGCCTTGAGGCTGGCTTGCATGGCGGCCATGGCCTGGCTGGCGCGCTCGGCATCCCACGCGTCCTGCACCTGCGCGCGGCCAGCCGCGTAACCGGCATGGTGCGCGTACAAGATGACGCCAGCCAGGATAGCAATGCCGCAGATATAAGGTGCGAACTTGCGCGCCAGGCTGAGAAGCGACAGCGCCGTCATGCCGCTATCTTCTGGAGCAACAGCGCGGTCATACCGCCACCTGCCCGCCCGCCTGCACATAGACTGTTTGCAGCGGTGCCAGCACGTTCTCATGCTGCTGCCAGCAGGAGCCGGGCAGCGAGGCCCAGATATGCGCCACCAGCCCCACGGCAACGGCAAATTGTCCCGCATCAATCGCCGGCAACGCGCGGCATTCGCGGATCTGCTGCAACGCCACCTGATCCTGCGCCACCGGGCTAAAATCATTTAGGTGCAGCAAATCACGGTAGGGTTTCCACCAGCGGTACAGCAGCTGATAGCGCCCGGCCGCCGTGGAGTTGCACGGCGCGCTGTAAATGTTGGGATGGTCGCGATAGTCCTTAAACAATAAGGGCCGCGCAGCCGTGCTGCCGACCAGCACGTTATAACCGTCATCCGATGCCGCCAGCAGTTTTACACCAATCTCGCTGGCGGCGATCATATCCAGGAATGCGCAGCGGTTTTTGCCACCGGCCTGTTCAGGCGTGATCCTGGGCATGGTGCGTCCTCCTGCCAATCAATTTGAGAAAACAATGCCGCACACAAAGCAGCGTCAGCGCCCACACCAGCACGGCGGCGGTATAATGTGCCGCGCCCATCAGCTGCGCCGCCGCGGCCACGGCCGCCGTGCTGAACAGCAGCTTGCCGATCAGCCCGTCATGCACACGCGGCGACAGCACGCAGTACGCGGACCAAGTGAACACAATGGCGCAGGCGGCCAAATACAGCGCGCCCATGACTCCATGCAGCGCGCTCATTATTTCGAGCCTCCAAGCCGCTCCCGCACCAGCCCCCACAAATCCGCGTTGCGGATCGCCGTCATCGCCGCCTGCACGAAGGACAGGCCGAACAGCCCGACCAAAAACCCAAGCCCGGCCAGCTTGCCGTCATCCAGGGCAAAATACGAAGCCGCCAGCGGTGTGACATAAGATGCGCCAACCGCGGCCATGGCCACGCAAAAGGCCCGCTTTGGCAGCGTGTCCACGGCCGGGTGGAACGGCAGCGAGGCCAAGGCCCCCAGCGCCGCCGCCATGGCCAAATCCAGCGCGTGTTCAACGCGCCCCATCATCGCGCCTTCCCGCGCTGGCGCTGACGGCGGTGATTTGTCATTGGCTTGCTTCCTGCTGTGCTCATCGGCGGCATGTTGCGGACCACAGCCTGCGCGTCCTCCCGTGGGATTTCCCGGAGCAGGTTTTTGACGTGCTTCGCACTCACCCCCATCAGCCCGGCCACCACCTCATGCGCCTCGCCCGCCGCCACCATCGCCACGATGCCCGCGTCACGGAACGGCCGGTAAATCTCAGCGCAGCAGGCAGGCTTTAAAATCTCGCCGCCAAAAGCCCGCACCAGCTTCATCGCATCCTGCCAGCCCAGCAGCCGCGTCAGCCGGTGGCCCGGCGGCAGCGCCTTGGGCACGTACAGGATGGTCTCGCTGGACTGCGCGCCCGGCCAGCGCCCATCGCGCCGGTAATAGCGCGGCAGCTGCCCGATCAGGTACAGCGCCCGCTCACGCCCAAGCACATCGGCAATCGCCTTCACGCTGGCGGGAAGCTGGTTCACGCCGCCGCCTGGGCAGCCGCGTCCTGGGCGGCAATGTAGCGCGCAGCGCGTGCGGAACGGCGCGGACACCACCGGCGGGACAACGCAAGGAATACGGGATTTCCGTATTTTTCTGTTGTGCGACATACGGAATTTCCGTATAAATGATTATGACCAGCCGCTTCGATCCAACGAAAGATGCCATCAACCAAATCAAGCATGGACTGCCCCTTGCCTTTGGCGATGAGATTTTCGGGGATGACGGCCACCTGATCCTCCCCTCCATCCGCCCCGAGGACAGCGAGGAGCGTTTCAAGGTGATCGGTTTGGTCAACGAAAAGCTGTTCACGGGCGTGTTTGTTTGGCGGAACGACCTGCCCCGTTTCATGTCTGTCCGCAGGAGTAACAAAGGTGAAGAAAGAGCGTATTATTCTACCGGCTGACCCAACAGATGCGGAAGATTTCGACGTCACGGCCGAGGCCATGGACCGCGGCCAGCGCGCACGGCTGATCCGCTCTACCCGGACCAGGCTGGGGCTGTCCCAGCCGGAATTCGCGGCCCGGTTCCGCGTTCCTGTCGGCACCCTGCGCGATTGGGAGCAGGCGCGGGCAACGCCACCGGATTTTGCCATCGCGTACATTCGGGTGATCGGACAGCACCCGGACATTGTGGCCAAGGCGGTGGCATAGTCACCGGATCGCCTGCCGGACCAAAGCCGCTTCACCTTCACGCCGCCACCTGCTCAGCCGCTTCCTGGGTGGCAATATACCGCGCGGCACGCGGGGAGCGGCGCTGGATCGTGTCCCACAGATCCTCGCGGCGCTCCGCCACCGCCAGCGCGTTGCGGCGCGGATCCCGGGTCAGCCATTCGCCGCTGGCCACAGCACTCTGCCATTCGCCAAAGGCCAGATGGTCCACCGTCTCCCAACCCGTGAACGGGGTGCTGCCCGCTACGCGCGGCGGCATGGCCGCAGGCTCGGGCGCATCCAGCCGCCACGAGCCGCCCTTGAGCCAGTTCGCCGGGGACGTGATGTAGCGCGGGTCATCACGCCATGTCTCGCGCTGGACAGCGGCCAGAATGCCCTCCGGCGTGGCCCCGGCGCGCAGTACCCGCCGGTACGCCGCCCGGGCATAGTCCGGCGCCGTCCGCGCCGCTGCCGGGTATGCCTCCCAAAACGCGGCGAAGGCCCGCTCCTCCTCCAGCCGGTAAATCTTCGCCACTCGCCCGCCAGGCGCCGGCTTGTCCGGCGCCTGGGCTTCGCCGCCGCGCGGCGGGGGTGAGAATGAACGTAGTGAATTCTTACTACCGGTCTGGTCTGGTCCTGTCTGGTCCTGTGGTGAACGTAACGTAGAACGTAACGTAGACCGTGACGTTGACGTGTCGTCGCCACCCAAACCGGCGAACAGATCCGCATCGCCGCATTCGGCCTGCTCGGCCTGCAACGCCGCCAGCTGCGCCCGTAGCTGCTCTTCCTCACGCTTGCGGCGGCGCGCTTCCGTGGCGCCCTGGGTGCGGGCCTTCTGCTTCTGCTTCCGTTCCCACGCCTCGCACGCCTTCTCCGCCACCACCGGGTGGTACAGGCGGCCATCCGCGCATTTGACCCAGGAGCGCATCACCGCCTCGCGGATACGCGGCCACTCCGCCCCGGCCCGCGACAAATGCGCCAGCATGCGGTCATTATCTGGCAGGCTCGCCGCAGGCAGCTGCCGCCAGGCCTCAAACCACAGCGTCATGGCCGCCTTGCATTCCTCCGCCGTGCCCAAGACCCACATCTCGCTCGAGAGTAGCCGATTGATCTCCACCGGCATCCACTCGAAGCTGCGCAGGTCAACCTCCACCGGCACCAAGGGCGCCGGCAGGCCATCCAATCCTCTATCTTCCATGGGCGATGCTCCTCACATGGGCATGTTGCTTCCCCCGCCGCGCGGGGAATGTCGCAATGTTGAAAATCTGTCCGGTCATGCCGCCGCTCCCAGCGCCCGCAGGCGCGCGGCGGCGTGGCGGGCATGCATCTCGCCGGCACTCAGCGCGGTGATCTCCACCACGGTGCACTGATCCAGCCGCCGCGCGGCGGGCACATGATGCGCCTCGATGTGGCAGACGCTGGGCTTGTCATCGGCGATGATGCCGAGGCCGTAGACCCGCTTGCCGGTGGCGGGCTGCAACACGTCGAGCAGCCCCTTGCACGCGGCGTACAAATTATCCGTGTCCGGCTCCTGCACGCTGTGACGGAATACCCGTACCGCGGCGTAGCTGAATGGCTCGGCCGGACGCCGCCCAATGGTCAGCACCATCACCTCACTCGCCAGCACAATGCGCTCCCGCTTCACCCGGGCAGCGCCCGCCGCGCGGCTGCGCGCAATCCCCTTGCGGTTCGGCAGCAGCAACGGCGCGGCCAGGCGGAACTGGATGGTGGCGCTCATGTGGCTCACATCCCAATCGCGCGGCGGTAAATGTCGAGCAGTGTCTCCTGCTCCTCCACCTCGGCCGGCTCCTGCTTGCGGATGCGGAGCAGCTGGCGGATCACCTTCACATCAAACCCGGCGGACTTCGCCTCGGCATAGATGTCCTTGATGTCC